TGTTTTCCCATTTTCTTTCTAAACTTTCTAGAGGATATAATTTAATAAGTTCTTGGAAGTCTGGGTGACTCCAATTGACTGGTATATTGTAAGAGATATTTTGTCCGGAAGCGTTTTTGTAAATGACTTCTATCTGATTTTTTCTGCCATCTATAAAATAAGCGTCTACATGAGTTTCTGAAAAAATTGCCATAATATATCCATAATAATTATTCTCTTCTTATTTTTAATTTATATGTTTTCACAACCGTTGGAGTATTGCTAGCGAAAGAATCACCATAAGGTAATGCTTGAAAATAACCTCCAGTGGAATCTGTAAATATTCTTTCATTCGCGAAAGCTTTATCTGTTATAGCAGTACCTACTTGATTTCCAGCAAAAACATTTGCAGAGTCGATAGCATATCTAAGTTTAAATCCATGACTATCAAAAGCTTCAGTATAATTCAACGATGTCAATAGGTAATGATCTAAAGTATTACTGTCCATTTCTTTCAGTCTAATATGAGAATTTGTTCCACTACCTCCTGAATCAGGATCTATTCTTAGCATAGGAAAATAATTTGAATCATGAAAAGGTGCTAAACCTGAATCTTTTGGGACTTTTCCAAGATAATACTTCGCTTCAATTTTTGGTTGATCACTGTCTTCTGGAAAAGTTAAATTTTGTCCTAAACCACCAGCATATGTGTTAACATCGAAAACAGTATCAATAAAAACAGGTACAGTACTTAATACACCTGCAGCTGTACTATCTTGAGTAATAAAATAAACACCTTGACGATTATTTCCAGTAGTTCCATCAACAAGATTACTAATTACAGGTCTTATAAAAGTATCTCTAAAATCAGAATCAGTCATAGCTCTGATTTTCATGTTTAAAGCATTTCCATCACTTTCATAATAGACTGGATAATCTATTTTTGTTGGATCATTGATGTATCCTTCACCATCAATACTATCTAATATTCTTTGAAATGTTATTGAGTTTGTTGTAACTGAACCGGCAGACGCAGAATCAACTTCAGAAACAGCACCACCAAGTTTACGAGTGTCAATCATGCTACTTAGTGTACCACTAGTATTGACAACACTTAATCTAAAACCTTGATCTCTTCCATGATTAACTATTACTCTATTTCTTACAAGAGAAATATCAGAGTCACTCATTTCATGAAGTGCATCACCTTTGATTACTAATGGTCTTCTAAAAGCCATAATTAATCTCCTGAATCAGAGAAACCAAAAATCCTTTTTACTAATGATCCATCAGATTTCAATATACTAAGTTGAACAGGTCTAACAATGGCAGTTTGTAAAGCTAAAATATCAGAATCATTTGCAGTTATTTGACTCTGCAAAGATGTTCCTCCACCGCCACCAACTTGATTTTGTAAAGATAAAATATCAGAATCATTATTTGTTATCTGAGTTTGTAATGAAGTTGCTCCGCCACCACCTACTAATCCAGTATGTGTATTCAGTGCGGCAATGTCTGAATCATTTTGAAAAATCTGTGTTTGGGCGCTATCGACTCCAGCTTGGAGACTCGAATCTGTTTGGACTAAAGCATTTATAGCTTGAACTAGATCTGAATCAGGTAAACTAGAATGAAGACTATCTAGGTCTCCAACGTTAAATGATATAACATTAGTTTTTACTCTAAATGCGTTAAGTGTATCACTTAAATCTACAAAAGTTTTTCTAGCCATCGTTGTTCATCTTTTCTAATAGTTGTTTCATCATATCTTTTAATTCATTCACATCGTCTTTTAGTTGTTCCATCTCATTTTTTTCTACTTCTTTAGCTTCTTTTACTTTCTTAGCTTTTTCTATTTCTTGTTCATTGGTGTTAAGTATAGCACCAGTATCTTCGTCTTTCACCAAATCTTTTCCTAATCTTACTAACTTCATATTAGACTCCTAAAGCTATAGCTCTTAAATCTTTTATGATGGGAACTAAACTTGAGTTACTTGTTCTCATCACAATCTTAAGTTGAAATGTTGTAAATGGCAATAATGTGCCATTGTCACCACCTATTAAATATGTATACTCTTTAAATACGTCTCTGTTTTCATCGCTAGGAACGTTTGCTACTTTATTAGCTAAAGTCCAAGAAATATTATCTAGTAATTGATCTTCTGTTATCGATTTAAAGTATAGATCAAAATCTGCAACGGAAGGTCTGTTAGCACTTAATAACACTTTTAATCCAACAGCGTCAGATAATAGTGTTACCGGTTTCGTAACATGCTTAGATAAATGTGTACCACCTGTCTTATCAGTTTCTTCAACATAAGGATATGATAAGTTAAATCCTGCTGCAGCACTGTTGGCCTGATTGTCAATTCTGTTTCCTACGAGCGTTAATGAACTTCTTTGTAGATCAATAATTGGTGAAACATAATTATTGTCAGATGACATAGTTACTTTCATTTGTGCAGACTTAGTAGCTTTTGCAGCGTTCGTAACTACTCTTGGTGATGACAAAAAATTACTTTCTTTTAACGTTATATCAGAATAAGATGTATCTTTCGTATAAGGTGTTTCTGCTCCAGCTAAAGATTTTCCTGTTGTTTGTTTCATTTGAGCAATCAAGCTCGTATTTTGTGGAACAATATTTTCCAAATACGGAACAATTAAGTCGTACTGATAATTTATTGTTGAGGTAACATTTAATCCACCACCTGAAGTTGTAGAAGTTGCAGCCCCACCAGCGTTAAAGAAATAACAATCACCCGATATCTTCGTTATAGTTACGGTTTGACTCGCACCAAATGATAGGCCACCGATTGTTCCCATGTTTTTTAATGTTACTGAATCGCCAACATTTAATCCATGATTTTTCAAATTGACTTTTACTTCAACAGATCCTGAAGTTACGTCAATTGGATTTCCTGGAAGTAATCTTTCTGGTAGTCTAGCGTTATTTAATATTGCTGTATGATTTCCAGTCGTAAACTTACATCTATTAATTCTAAACTTAAGATCCATGTCATAGACTGGTTCCCACTTATAAGTATTTTGTGGAAGATAAAGCGCACCTATTATTGTTCTCTTTGTAACTCTTTCTTGAGTTGAACCTACAACAAGGTCGCCTGTTTTTCCAACCCATATTTTATAATCTTTACTATCTGATTGAACAGCTATAACATATTCAGTAAATGAATCAAGGAATATTGGCTCATCAAATTTAAATGTTGTTGCTGTAGCACCTGTAGTTGAAATGTTAACTGATGCTGGTGATAGATACTTTGTAGATCCCGGAACTATAACTTCTCTTGATGGCACTCCATTTATTATTGGTATAATCTGAATCCATACTGGTAGATCTGCATCTTTTGCTTTGAAGAAAAGTTCTACAGATGATATAAACATTCCAGTTTCATTATTAACAAAAAATGATTGCGCAAGTGGATCTATTCTTCCTCTAGTATCGCTACTTCCAATTACTCTGTCTGATAGTACGTTAGTATCAGCTCCAGCAACAGATATATGGCGAGTTGATATTATATTAGTTCTGTTTCTTTCAATAGTTCCAGCAGAGTTATATAAAGCAACTGCTCTTGTTGAGGCATTGGTTTCATCCGAAGTAGTAATATCAAGAAGTTTGAACTCTCTTACACCAGCTCTGAAACTTAATTGTGGAGTATTAGGAATAAAGAACGTTCCGGAAACTCTTCCTTCGTCATCTGTTGTTAAGTTAGTACTTCCTGATGGATGAGCCGTTGCAGCATCTTGAGTGTTACCGAACTCAGCTCCGTCTGAATCAGCACCATGAAAAGTAAATGTTTCTTCTCTACAAAAGTTTGATACATCGATGTTATCAAAGTAAGGAAATACTCTTGTGTTTGGTCTTAATCCTATCGCTTCAAAGTGTACAAGTCTAGATCTTATAAATGGAATAATAGCAATATCTACAACTCTATCGTCGATAACTTTTCTTATTGTTTCTGAAGATACAACTCTATTAACAATAGTTTTTTCTACTGATTCCAAACCACTGTTTAGTAATTGAGATGTATGATGGCCAAACGATCTTGTATTTGTTCCTTCGTGTGTTTCTTCTTCTGTTACAGTACCGTCAAAGCTTGTTCCTATCCAATTCCACTTCCAGCTTTCCCATAACGTATTCTCATCTTTTGAAAGTGTACTTGCACCAGAAATTGATTTAGTTCCAGATTTAAATTTATCTCTAAAATCGTCTGATGATGGAGATAAATTAATATGCCCATTAAATTGAAATATATCAAATGAGTTTATATCAATATCTTTAGAAACTTGAAGTTGTTCAATTTCTGCAGAATCTATAAAATTAAGATAAACATTGTCACCTTTTCTTATAACACCGGATGTATCAGTATCATCTGAGTCATAGACTAACCCTATATTATTTTCATAATATGCAGGATGTAATGAGTGATCTTTTGGATCTATTGAAGCACTATATTGAGAGCTAGTAATTGCTGACTGCGCTTGATCTTTAAAGTTATCTACAGAGAATCCAACTTTAACTCTTTCGTTTCCAGATGAATCAGTTACTGAAAGCTTATTAGTATCGAGTTCTAATATACTAAGACTATGTAGTTCTTCTATTCTTTCAACTCTTTTTTCAATCTTTCCAATATCTTTCATTGTAAAGCCTTTTGCTTCAATCAAATCATATGAGACATCCTCACCATTAAGAGTATTCGCACCCATTTTTACTCTATATAGTTCTAGTGAGTTTGCTGGTGTTTCTGGAAATTTTGGAGTTAAAGACGAAGATCCTTGTATGATCTTAATGTCGCCAGTTTCTGTAAGTGTAATCTTATCATTTCTTGGTTTAAAATAAGTATTATCCGAAGTAAGAGTTGTTGTATTTCTTGGAAGTCCTATGATTCTATGACCTGACCCAGTAAATTCTCCAGAAATATCTTTAGATGGTCTAAAGTCATAAACATCTCTAAGCTTAAATACTTCACCAGTTTTAGAAGTGAATTCTGGAATGCTAGCATATGCAGTAGTATTATAAGAGTTAACGTTATAAAAATCACCAGTAGTTGTGTGAATATAGTGATTACATGTTACGACTACAGATCCAGGATTTGTAAATTCATTTTTTAGAACAACTTTTCCTTGTTGATAATAGGCGTCTCTTTGACCGTTATCTAAATCAAACATATGTGCTACATCAGTACCACCTGCGCTATCTTTATTAATTGCAGAAACTGCTATGATATCGTTCGCGCCTAAACCAAGAGCAGTTATTACATTACCCATACCATCAGATTCTGCAGCAGCAGTTCCAGTTACAGTTCTATTTGCAATAGCTTTTGACTTTGGACCAGCTGATGCTTTATTAACATAACCGAAAATAGTAACTTGTTTGTTAGGCATATTTGTCGTCACACGAGAAGCTGCTAGACCATTTCCGGTTGGTGTAGAAGGCTGTATTATTTCAGGTCCGCTGTCTGCTCTAAAAGCTAACCAATCAGTTGTTAGAGTAAAAGTTTCTCCAGGTGCAGTTAAGTTAATTCCAATTTCACCATTAGAGTCCGTTGTACCTTCAAATATTCTTTGAACAGCAACGTTAATATCAGAAATAGTTGATGGCCTAGTTGAGGGAAGTTTAAATAATAGAGCTTCTTTATCTGCTTCTTTTAATTCTGATACTACATTACCATTAGTATCGGTTTTAGTTTTAAGAGCAAGTCTAGCCTTTGTACTGTTACCAATTGATCTCGCATCTCTAAAGTTCTTTCCTTCATTTATTTTTATATCATGTAAAAAGAATCTAAAAGTTCCATCATTATTTTTATCGAATGATCGTACTCTACACGTTCCTATTGAACTTGCAGAATCTCCAGGATCCGTAACGTTTGTAGAGATATTAGTTTTAAAATGTTGAGTTATAAAGTCTCCGTTGATTCGTGCTGAATCACCATCAACAAAATTACCAAATTCAATCGAAACCGGTTGGTTATTAAATTGTATAGTATCAGTGGATCTTGCAATATTTATTTTTGAAGGCGTTGGATTATTAACTCTATAACCGTTAACATAAGCTGTTCCTTCGCTTACAGTAAGTTGTAAGTTTGAAGCATCTGCTGAATCGTATGAAACTGTGAAAGGATTGACTATATAGTTTCCTGATTCTTCTTTTGTTCTTTGTGCAATAATATCATTTATTCTATTATAAGAATTTTGACCGTTATTTGTTTCAATTATTCTTGAATTTTCAATCTTAGCTATGGGTACAAATGTTTCACCAGCAGCTATAGAATCTTGAGTTACTAATAAGAGTTTAATTCTAAATCTATCAGCACCAGGCGCAGTTTGATTTAATGATTGTCCTTGGTTATCGAATAAGTTAACGTCATCATCTACACTTACTATGTCTTGTGTTACTTTAAATCCGATATCAACTGATTTAGACTTATCATATTTTGATATGATTAATGATTGAGCATCTACACTTACAAAAAATCCTTGTACAAAAAAGTCACTAGAACCAATACTAACTCTAACACCAGCACCAACTGCAGGATTAGCTGCAGTGTTGATAGTTTGAACTGTCATGTTTGATGCGCCAACGTTTGAAGCTAATTGTTCACCCGGAGTAACTCTAACAGGAGTAGTTCCTGATGTTCCTGCTATACTGTTTGTATATCTTACATAAAGTGTATTAGGATCAGAACCTGAAGATGCAAACGTGTCTAATACTCTTACTATAACACCTGATGTTTGACCAGTAAACTCAGTTCCTTTAATATCAGCTGGAAAACTAGCGTCAGTTATTTTAATAAATTCATAATTACTGTTTATAACTAATCCGCCAGGATTAACTGCAGCACCTTCTTTAAATATATTTTTTCCAAATCTTTCAATCTCTTTTTGAATAATAGTTTGTAATTGTATAAGTTCTCTTGCTTGAAGAGCTCTTCTGGGATTGAATAAGATTCGATGAAAACCATGACTGTCTTGATAGTCATCTTTATACTTACTCGCAAATAAATTTTCAGTTAATGTAGTTGGCATTTATAAACTCTTAAATTTGTAAAATAATTTTTATATCTTCGTTCTGTGTTGATGATCTATCAACAGGTGTTCTGTTATTTAAGTATTGTAACTTCACAGAAGCAGGATTTATTAAAGGTGATACTATCGCAGAATCAATAACACCTTGTCCTGATCCGTCACTTTCAGTAAGTGTTTCACCATCTAAGAAAGATCTAAATCCAGTTTCATCAGTTTGATGATAAAATACTTTATTAGAATCAATCTTGTCAACTAATGCTTTTGCGCCAGTAGTTGTACCAACTATGAGTTTATCAGTTGAAAATACTTGAGTTGTTGATGAGAGTGTTAAATGTTTTAGACAATTACCAGTTAGACCGCTGAATGCAGAGTCAGCAATAGTTTTCTGAACTCCTTTTAGTATTCCTACTTGTCTAAAGTCCTGACCGGTTACAAAATCAGAATCAGATCCTTCAACTTTACAATGTACGCATATTGCAGATGTTTTTAAGTCAAACTTTGCATTCTTTCCCCAACCATCACGAGGACTAATTACTGCTCTTGCAGCAGCGCCAGTTCCACCGCCACCTACTAACGTTATTGACGCATTAGTATATCCTTGTGGATAGTCTAGAGTTGATGAATCATTTGCAAATTCTATTTTTGTAACTGTTCCTGAGTTACTATCGATAGTTGAAAATGCAGTAAAAGAACTATCACCGTCACCAGTGATTAAGACTGTTGGTGGTGATGTATAACCGTTTCCGGCATTAGTTACAATAATCTGTGTGATTTGTCTTTTATCAGCATTGTTCTGTATTTCAAATTGTTTTGTGTGTGCACCACTAGAATTGGAATCTACTGATGATATTATTCTTGTAGGCATAAAGGCCGCTGTCATAAACTTCCGAGCTTCGTCTTCAGTTATAGTGTATAAGAATTTCCAAACATATCCATCTGCTGTTTCAAATGCATCGTTATTAGATCCACTAGGTTGTACTGTAGATGGAACAGTTGCTCCTAAATTGTTTTTTCCACCACGTAAACAGATGTAAACACTAAAGCTTTCAGTTATGACATAAAAAGAACTTGAGCCATATCCTACTGTTCGATCGTCCCAACCAACATAAGTTGTACCACTTATCCAGTTAACTCTTGGAATTACAGTAGAAACTCCGGTAACTTTCTTTATGCTTTGTAAGCTGTTTCTAAATTTTCTTTCTTCATCTAGATTATTTAAAGGTGTTGGTGCAGTATCACTACTATCCCATTGTTCAGACTTAGCAAAACCTATGTATGTAGGATCTACTGTATCTTCTATAATTGTTACAATCTTGTCTACGATAGCTAACTTTAATCTATCTGTTATTATAGCCGCCATATCATTTTATCCTGTATCGTGTTAATGTTATTTATACCTGTTTCATCAAAGATTAGACATATAGTTCCATGTCCTTCCATGTGAATCATATATCCCTTGATCGAGTGTTTCTTTTGTGTTATCAAATCTGATATCAATCGGAAATCCATTGATTTGATCTCTATCCATTCTTGGACTACTTGCATCTGCCATATCAAAAATTGATCTATATATTTTATCTAACACTCCAATTGAATCATCTTTATATTTTCCTACTGTTTCGTTTGGATCCATTCTTACACTAAATACTCTGTTTGAACCTGGATCATTTGAAGTGTAACTTATAGAAGAATCTTTTAGTCCAAAAGTGTTGTTACTGTTTGCTGTCCATGAACTCGGAACACTGTCTACTTGATTGAATTCAATCGTATTAATGCTATCGCCAGTCATAACGTATGCTGTTGCACCCATATTATCTATAATGGTGATATCAGGGACATCGCTCATTACTATTCCGGCATTATCATCAAATACTAATATTGGTAACGTAGCACCTTTAGTAGAATCAAATATAGGAGCCAAAGCTGAAAGTTGAGTTTCAATGTCTGGTTGTATTAAGACTTCATTAGAAAGAAAGAATCCAGCAGGATGTACAAACTTTTTATATAGTTCTCCCCAAATGTTAAATGAAAGAGGAACTTTTAGTAATATTGATAATATTTGAAAAGCAGCTCCATCTTGCAAAATACTATAAGGATCTCCTACTAAATGATTTGAATCATTCAATGTAAAGATATCGTTTTTTGGATAACTTACTTCTACGTCTTCACCAAAGAATCCTCTAAAAAAACCTTCTGCAGAGTATCGTGATCCTTTTACTCTAAAGAATCTTGCAAAGTTTCTTATAACTTCTCTTGGACTTTTAAAGAATGACTGAGACATTCCTTGTGCAAACTCACGAAACATATTATCTAAATGCTGTAATGAAGAAGCCTCAACATCACGTATTGTATATAAATCTTGTATTAAGGCACCAAAGTTATCATCACTGTCAAGAAACTCATAGTATGATTCTAAAAATGTTATTAGATTTGGATAGTCAGTAGTAAAATGTTCAGGAAGAACTTCCTTAACCATGTTACGATGAAAAGTTACATCTAGCCTTCCATAATCTGTTAAAGTTCTTTCGACCATTATAGTGTTACTCTTACGCCTTGTCTATCAATTTCGTGATTAATTATTATTTTAGATGGATCAAGTTTAAAAACAAAGTTTCTCAACATTGCAATTGTAGCTTGATCTTGAGGAGTTGCAGATAATTTAAGAAAATTAACACCAGCATTTATTAAGCTCAAATTAAAATTGTTTATATTAAGAACTCCAGTAGATGGAAGATACGAACCTATGTTGTCAGTTACTACGGCATCGTTGTCGTCAACATTTACTATTTGTAGTATTAAAGATCCAACTTTATTTACTATCTTACACTTACCATCGACACCTGTTACATCAAATGTTGATGACTCAATATTTACTTTTTGTGATCCTTCTCCTAATATGGGCATAGGAAATGTTATAGTATAAGAAGTCGGTTCGTTAAGAACAGGAATCAATCTTACTTGAACTTTTACATCCATTTTTGAATTAAGTATTCCAGCATCAATCTCATCTA